AGGACGATGGTTGCGATCGATATATATGCTTTTGGGTGGGTAGGCATGATATTCGATGTCCTTGCACAGGATAAAATGCAAGCCCTTTCCTTCCATCCAGCTTTTCAAAAGGCCGGCAACGTATCTTTATCACTTCCTTTCATTCCGTACTATCTATTGATCGTGGGCAATGAAAAGTCAAGTATTTTGTGCAGGTGGTAGATGGTGTGGGAAAATTTACCAAGTACTTGACAAAACAAAAATCTAATCAATTTACAAAACGAATTGTAATAGACATCGAATAAAATATTATGGAGTATTTTTACGAATAGGAATCTGAATGGAAAAGGCGGTATCAGTATGACTGCGAACAAAACGGGTGGCCTCATTCCCGTAGTTTCATACTTTTGCGGGTGTGGGGGACTGGATTTGGGCTTCCGTGGTGACTTTAGATACCACCAGAATCAATATGAAAAACTTCCTTTTGATATAAAAGTCGCTTATGATATTGATCCTCGGTGTATCGAAACTTATAACAATTATTTTAAGAATGACCGGGGAGTGGCTGCGGACATTACAACGCTTAACGTAGAGGATGTTCCGCAGGCAGATGTATTGATTGGCGGATTCCCTTGTCAAGAATTTTCTTCGTGCGGCCCTTTGCGCGGTCTTGACTCTGAACGTGGCCGGCTTTATAAAACGCTGGTCACATATATGCAAGTGCATCACCCCATGATTGTTGTTGGCGAAAATGTCATCAATTTGGAGAGAATGCAGGGCGGAGCAGTTCTTGAACAAATCAAAAAAGATTTAGCTGAAGTAGGATATGATGTTCGAGTCTGGAAAATGTTCGCTCCAGATTACGGGGTCCCGCAAACGAGGACACGTTTGTTCGTTGTCTGCGTGAGAAATGACATAGTTGAAAAACACGACTTTCCTAATCAGCCGGAAGCGAAGTTCAAAGACCACTACAGAAGTATTGAATGGGCGATTGGCGATCTCGTGAATGTGAAGGACAATTCGGTTCCTAACCAAGGGGAGTATTTTTTGGCATCTCGGGCAAAAAAAGGAAATGGCCAAGGGGATGAAAGCAACCAGAAAGACAAGCCTGCGTACACGATTCGAGCTAACCCAAAATCAAGAGTGCAATTTCACTATTCACTGGATCGCCGATTGACTGTGCGTGAATGCGCAAGGATACAGACGTTCCCAGATGATTTCAAGTTTGGATTTTCTAAAACGGTAAATGTATCTCAAATTGGAAATGCCGTACCTCCGATATTAGGACACATCGTTGCAAGAGAGATTGCGAAGTACCTGCGAAAAGTAAAGGGGATGGGAGACCGTGAATGATGTAAACACGATGGACATCACACCGACACCAAGAATTTTGCGTACGCTTGGGGAGATTCCTTTCGACACATGGCAATGCATAGCGGAATTGGTCGACAATTCTATTGATGCATTTCTTTCCCATCAAGAGGAAGAAGATGAGCAGGCTGAACGGAAAATTACGATCAGTTGGTCATCAGAGAACGTTCCTATGCCCGCACGGACGATTGAAATTCGTGACAATGCTTCTGGAATGTCGATCGAGCAGCTTCGAAATTCCGTGAAAGCGGGTTACTCCAGCAATAGCCCCATTGGAAATCTCGGCTTATTCGGCATGGGATTTAATATTTCGACTGCACGGTTGGGGGAAGTGACCGAGGTCGTTACAACAAGACGTGGGGATGCGGAATGGGTTGGCGTGCGCATTGATTTTCAAAAACTTATTGATGCAAAGGAATTTCAAGCGCCGGTGATTCGGAAACCAAAAGATAATCCGCAGGAACAAGGTACGAAGATTACCATCGGGAGAATCAAACAGGGCATACTGTCACAGCTGGACAACAAGGAACGTGACATTCGCAACAGATTGTCAGTTATCTACACCCCCCTGCTCGAGCAGAACGATATTGATATCCATGTCCATGGGATAAAACTGCGCCCTCATAAATGCTGCGTATGGTCGGAATCTCGTTTTGTCGTGTACAAGAAAAAAGAGCGCATTCCTGCCAAGATCATCATCGACCGTGATTTCGGGAAAGCGTTGTTCGATTTGAACAGAAACTGCTACTTGACACCGGCAGAGCAAGATGACTTGAATGAAGCGGAAATGCGTGGGGAGGCTAGGCCATCATATATAGTGGAGCGCTCTAAGCGCCTTACCGGATGGGTGGGAATCCAGCGGTATGCCGATCCGAATGATTACGGCATAGATTTCATTCGGAATGGAAGAAAAATCCTAATTTCCGACAAGACGTTGTTCTACTTTGAAAATCCGTACACGGGGCAGAAAGAAATCCAGTATCCTGTTGATCTGGGCACCTCGATTGGTGGTAGAATCATTGGCGAACTCAATGTCGATTATCTAGTCCCGACGTATCAAAAGAACGACTTTGACCGATCGGATCACTCATGGCAGCAGACGGTGGAAGCGTTATGCGGCGTAGGCCCGTTCTTGCCTCAACGCAGAAAAGCACTTGGATACAACGAGCCGAATGATGCACCTTTGTATAAATTGGTTACGGCTTATCGCCGGGTGGACAAGGGAACGAAATGCTTGTTCGCGCCGAATGATTTGGCAAAACGCTATGCGGCTGAGTTTTATAAGGACAAACCTGATTACATTGAGGATACTAAATGGTGGAAGGCTGCTCAAGAAGAGGATGAAAAAAACAATCCGGGAAGCAGCAATGATACTCCCGTGAATCCTGGTGAAACGCCATCTGACGATTTGAGTGATTATCTTGGTGGCAATGATGATGAATCGTCGGAAAATGATGATGCTCGTGGAGACAATGAGCAGCCGCACGGTGGTGCAGATACGAATACAACAAATCCGCCTGTAAATCACGAGCCGGAAACGTCGACATTGGATGACTTGATTCAAAATTCAGTTCCCGCAACCCAGTTAAGTGGTGCAAATTATAGATTTGGTAATGTCCCTCCGCTAAATATTCGCGCGTATAAATTGCAAAACGGGGAAATCAAATACAATGGGGAAAGCCGTCCGTGCTTTTTCCATTCAGACGGAATAGACTGCGATTTTGTTTTCAATCCGCGGCATATTCTTTTAGCACAGTATCCAATCACGCCGCAGATGCTGCTGTTGACATACTTGTCCGAAAAGCTGAAAGCTCGTGACGGATTGCCGGATATTGTCGCGGTGTATGCTACTTTGGCTGAAGAGTGCATGAAAGATTCTCGTATCGACAAGCAAACATTGTTGGATCGTGCGTACAGTGCTCTGGAAGCCTTGCGGGAAAAAATGACCGATGCCTTGCGCAATCGTGCGACAGATGTGATTGCTTGCATTTACGAGTCGTCTGGCGAGGTCGAGGAGACGGTCAATAAAATCATCAATTCGAACGATCAGAATCTCTTTGATGCATTTCAGCGTCGTATGCCAGAGGGATATGCGGCATTGAGTTACGTTCCTTACAAGACCCTGTATCGTTTGCTGGAAAAATTCCCGGAAGAAGTATTCGATGGGAAAGTGTTTTCGGCTCCTTATATGCAAATCCATTTGGCAGATGATAACGCTACGAATCGTACCAGAGAGGCATCCAAGGAGAAAACTTTGAGCTACGTCAAGGATGTGTTGGGGATGGTCTCGGGCTATAGCCCAAATCCGAAGAAGGAAGAATTGACACGTGTGTCGTTGAGTGTTGATTTTATGATGAGGGAATTGAGCGAATGACTTTCTACACGCCGGACATTTCAAGCGGAGCAAACTGGAAGGGCTTGGAACGACTGATTGCCCGCCTGATGCTCCATCAAGGCTGGGAGAATATCGAAGTCATCGGCGGAACTGGCGATAAGGGTGGAGACATCATTGCAACGAGAAGGGAAGTTGCTTCTTCTGGCTTGGTGACTAAATCGTGGGTCGTTCAGTCAAAGGCGGTAACTGGTAATCGCTATATTGGGCCGCAAGCGATCAACGAAGCAATATCGGCGCTATCCTTTTACGATACGGATGTTGCAGTCGTGGCAACGAATGGAGAATTCACTCGATCTGCAAAAAAGCGACAAGATGAACTGCGTGCCAATGGCTTCAACGTGAAATTATGGAATGGGGCGTTTCTGAAGCAACTGATTGAACGTATGCCTGAAAAAAGCAAGGCAGCACGTGACTTGCGACCATATCAGAGCGGCATTGTCAAAAAGGTTTTAGCTGCGTTTGATGGCGGGGAAAGCCGCGCCTTTTACATCGTCGCGACCGGGCTTGGGAAGACGGTCATTGCGGCAACAATCGCACAGAATCTCTGGAACCGTGGCTTGCATCGCATCTTGGTTTTATGTCATGCAACGGATTTGGCTTTCCAGCTGGAACAGGGATTTTGGCCGCAGTTGTCCAAAAGCGTGCCGACATCCGTGTTTTTCAATGGCCTGCCGCCAAGAAATTCGGAAGGCATATCCTTTGGCCTTTACCAGAGTTTGTATGGATTTCTTTCGGGAATTGAGCCAGACCGATTTGATGCCATCATTGTCGATGAAGCGCATCATGCACTGGCTCATGGTTTCAGAACGTGCCTTGATTATTTGACACCGAAATATCTCATAGGCATGACGGCAACTCCATGGCGCGGAGATGGTCAAAGCTTGTCGGAGGTTTTTGGTGTCCCGTTGGAGAAGGTGTCTTTGGTTGACGGAATGGCCATGGGATATCTTTCCAAAGTGGATTATCGGATTTTTTGTGACAACGTCGACTGGGACAACATGAGCAGGCTGACGCATCAGCATTTAAGCATCCGTGACTTGAACAAGAGACTGTTTTTGCCACAAAGAGATGAAGCGGTAATCGCAAATCTGAAGCAAGTCCTGCGGGAAGTTCCTCATCCTCGCATCGCGGTGTTCTCCCCCTCGTTGGATCATTGTGCTCGTTTTGCGGGGATGCTTTCCGCCGAGGGAATACCATGCGCGGCTCTTTCTGATGTGGATAAGGTCGAACGAAGAAGACGGTTGCTGGCATTTGCGTCTGGAAAATATCAAGCGATATGTTCTGTTGATATATTGAACGAAGGGATTGACGTCCCGGACATCAATATTCTCGTTTTCTTGCGTGCGACTCATTCTCGGCGAATTTTTGTACAGCAATTGGGGCGTGGCCTTCGCTTGTCCAAAGGGAAAGAGAAGGTGATCGTTTTGGATTTTGTATCAGATGTTCGGCGCATGGCGGATGTTATGGAAATGAATAACGAAGGGATTCGGAAGGGAACAGAGAAGGAAGTGTATTATTTGCAGGAAGGGTTCGTATCTTTTTCCGATGCGCGGGTTGAGAAATTTGTTGACGCATGGATTAAGGACGTGACGGATTTGGGCGATACGGATGATCGCGTCAAATTAACATTTCCGGAGGGGCTTTGAATGTCTATTAAGTTGCCTAAACATATTCAAAAGGACATACGCGACAGAGTTTATGCACGTGCAGATGAATGCGGCTACATGACGAATGGGCGGCAGAGAAATAGTAGCTTCATGGATAGTCTGACAGAAGATCCCAAAATCGGCGGTATTTTAAAGAACTATATGCAAAAAGAAAATGTCCGCACTTACATCAAGGATGCAGTTTTGAATCGATATACAAAAGACCGTATCAACGAATCGCTAGATGCCATTACACCAGAAGAACTAATAAATCGGTCTTACGGTTGCGATGCCTCAGTTATACAACAATGCACTGGGAAATCCAGCAGAGTTGCAGTTCTCCGTGCTTCCGAAGGACAAATTTTCATTACGAGCGGTGGAACGATGGCCAAGTGGGAGACGGCGCTTAGGAAGGCACTTGAAATGATTGCCAAAGAGCCGAAGCTGATTGTGGAAGATAAGACCCCAAAAATCTGTCTTGAAATTTCGGAGCTCACTATGCAGTCAACGGATGCGGATAAAGAATATGTACGAAAAGCTCTTGATGCTGTTGGCGTGAGAGTCGTATTTGTGTGAATGCAAAAAGATAAAAAACGGACTGCTCTTACCAAGGAACAGCGTAGTCATATCATGTCATGCGTTCCGAATAAGAACACACGCATTGAGGTCATTTTCCGCAAGGCGCTCTGGCACAGGGGCATCCGTTATCGGAAGAACTATGACCGCCTGCCCGGCAAGCCGGATATCGCCATCACGAAGTGCAAGATTGCCGTGTTCGTCGACGGCGATTTCTGGCATGCGCGGGGGCACGAGGAGCATCCCGGCGAACAGGTGCGGTCGCATCAAGAGTACTGGGTGAAGCATCTCTCGCGGAACGTCGAGCGCGACAAGGATGTCAGAGACGAGCTGACCGAGCTCGGCTGGCTCGTGCTGCGCTTCTGGGAGAGCGACATCCGCAAAGACCTCGAGAAATGCGTGGCGCAGGTCTGTGAGTACTGCGGGAAAGCGTGAAGAGGGGATTCGTCATGCCGAAACTTGAAGAACTGACATTTGCTCGTGTAGGCAGTTTTCCATGGACGGTTGAGTCATTCCACGTCATCGTTCATGAAGATGGGCGGCTCTCGTATTCCGTGAAGGATGCGAGAGGAGAGACATTCAAGCTGGAGGATGCGGCTCCGACCGAAGCGCACATCAAATGGGCGAAGTCGTGGAATCGGAGAGCCATCCGTCATTGGGGGGATTCTTGCGGGCCAAAGCGACAAGAATGTGATGGAGACAGCTGGACGTTGGAATTTCGCGAAACCGGCGCGGAAGCACGCATGGTTGACGGCGGTCATGGCGCATACCCTCCGTCGTTCCATTCGATGGAGCGCTGGATTCGCGTGCTCTTGGACGAGTTGCGGGCGGCATATCCGATGCTAGACGTGATACTCGATCACTAAGTTGTACAAGTTTTGAAAGTTTGCGAACTACCATGATAATGGCTCTGCTTCGGCAGGGCTTATTTTTTTTGCGCCGAAATCATGTTTTTCTGTCCTTTCAAGGGTAGAGGGGTATGAAACGGGCGTCTCGTGTCCGTTTCCTCTTGAAAGGGGCGATCGAAATGACGAAGGAAGAAAAGCAGCGCGTGGATGCTTTGCGGTGGCGCGGCGAAGGATATGGCGCGATTGCGGGGGTGCTCGGGCTTTCGGTCAACACGGTGAAGTCGTACTGCCGCCGCCATCCGCTGCCGGACGGGACGGTGTGCGAGAACTGTGGGGCGCCAATCGTCCAGACGCCCGGACGGAAGCGCAAGCGGTTCTGTTCGGACGCTTGCCGGAATGCGTGGTGGAACGCGCATCTTTCGCTCGTGAAACGGAAAGCGGTGCGCACGGTCGTCTGCGCGGGTTGCGGCCAGCCGTTCGAGGCGTATGGGCGGACCCCGCGCAAGTATTGCAGTCATGCGTGCTATGTCGCGCATCGGTTTGGAGGGCATCATGAATAAGAAGCAATTCCGCACGGAGACAGCGTTCCAAGCGACGCTCGCCATCGCCCGCCGGATGGTCGCGCAGGGGCTCGTCACGCAGCGGGAATACCGGGCGTTCGTGAAGCGCCTGCTCGAAAAATATCACCCGCCGACCGGCGATTTATTCACTTGATAATTCCGCGCCGCAGAGTGATAGATAGGACGAGGTGAAGCACGATGAAAATGATACAACGCATTGAGCGGGCGGCACCGGCCATCAAGAAGCGCCTGCGCGTCGCGGCTTATGCGCGGGTCTCCGTCGCGTCGGAGCGCATGCAGCACTCGCTTTCCGCGCAGGTGAGCTACTACAGCGCCCGCATCCAGCAGCATCCCGAATGGGAGTACGCCGGTGTGTACGCCGATTACGGCATCTCGGGGACGGGCACGGCGAAGCGCGAAGCGTTCCAGGAAATGCTCGCGGCGTGCGAAGCGGGGCGCATCGACCTCGTGCTGACGAAATCCATCCAGCGCTTCGCCCGCAACACGGTCGACCTGCTCCAGACCGTGCGGCGGCTGAAAGCGCTCGGCATCGAGGTCTATTTTGAAAAGGAAAATATCCGCACGCTGAGCGGCGAGGGCGAGCTGATGCTCACGATTCTCGCGTCGTTCGCGCAGGAGGAGAGCCGGAGCATTTCGGAAAACATCAAGTGGCGCGTGAAGAAGCGCTTCGAGCAGGGCATCCCGAACGGTCGTTTCCGCATCTACGGCTACCGCTGGGAGGGCGATACGCTCGTCATCGTGCCGGAGGAAGCCGCCATCGTGCGGCGCATTTTCCAGAACTTCCTCGACGGCAAGTCGCGCCTCGAGACGGAGCGCGAGTTCGCCGCCGAGGGCATCACGACACGGGCGGGCTGCCGCTGGGCGGACTCGAACCTCGCGTGCGTCTTGCGGAACATCACCTACACGGGCAACTTGCTCCTGCAAAAGGAATACATCGAAGACCCGATCACGAAGAAGCGTCGCAAGAATCGCGGCGAGCTGCCGAAGTACCTCGTCGAGCACACGCACGAAGCCATCATCGACCGGGAGACGTTCGACTATGTCCAAAAGGAAATGGCGCGGCGCAAGGAGCTCGGCCCGCTCGCGAACAAGGCGCTCCGCACGACGTGCTTCACGGGGAAAATCAAGTGTGGCATCTGCGGCAAGAGTTACGTCCATGATTATCGGAATGATAGGAACGCACTCGAATGCTGGACGTGCAGTTCCAAGAAAATCAAGGGCGGGAGCTGCGGAGCGAAAGGCAGCGTCCCGCACAAGGTGTTATTGCAGGAGTGCGCCGCCGTGCTCGGACTGGATGCCTTTGACGAAGCCGCGTTCCTCGCGCAAGTCGAGAAAATTGTCGTGCCCGAGCGGCGCGTGCTCGTTTTCCACATGAAGGACGGGCGACAAATCACGCGCCATTGGGTATCGACGGCGAAGAAAGACTGGTGGACGCCCGAGCGCCGGGCGCAGGTGTCGGCATATCGAAAGAGCCATCCGTATCGACGCGCAGGGGCGTCTTGTCTTACAGGGAAAATCAAGTGCACGGCCTGCGGACGGAATTTCCACCGCAAGACAAATCACGGCATCCATGTTTCATGGCGCTGTCTCGGAAAAGATGCGCCGCCTTTGCGCGAGGACGTTTTGAAGACGATGATTGCCGAGGTCATGGGGCTGCCCGCCTTTGACGAGACGGCCTTTTCCGAGCAGATGGAGCGCATCGAATTTCACGCGCCCGACGAACTGGTATTCCTTTTCAAAGATGGGCGGCAGGCTTCTCGCACTTGGGTCAAGCCGAAGAAAATCATGCCACCGAGGGCATTGTGGCATAGAAAGGGGCAGTCATGAGAAAAGTCCATACCATTCCCGCGACCATCCACCGGTTCACGGCCACGCCGCTCACGAGCACGAAACGGCGGCGCGTTGCGGGCTACGCCAGAGTCTCGACCGACCACGCCGACCAAGTGACGAGCTATGAGGCGCAGGTCGACTACTACACGAACTACATCAAGAGCCGCGAGGACTGGGCGTTCGCCGGGATGTACACCGACGAGGGCATCAGCGCGACGAACACGCGCCACCGCGAAGGCTTCAAGCGCATGGTCGAGGACGCGCTCGCGGGCAAGATCGACCTCATCATCACGAAGAGCGTCAGCCGCTTCGCCCGCAACACCGTCGACAGCCTGACCACCGTGCGGAAGCTCAAGGACAAGGGCATCGAGGTCTATTTCGAGAAAGAAAACATCTGGACGCTCGATGCGAAAGGCGAGCTCCTCATCACCATCATGAGTTCCCTCGCGCAGGAAGAAAGCCGCAGCATCTCCGAGAACACGACCTGGGGCCAGCGGAAGCGCTTCGCCGACGGCAAGGTCAGCGTTCCGTACAAGCGTTTCCTCGGCTACGACAAAGGCCCGGACGGAAATCTCGTCGTGAACCGCGAGCAAGCCAAGACGGTCAAGGAAATCTACCGGCTTTTCCTCGCGGGCTACACCTTCCACTCCATCGCGACCGAGCTCACGCGCCGGGGCATCCCGACGCCCGGCGGCTGCAAAATCTGGAGCAAGACCACCATCCGCAGCATCCTCACGAACGAGAAATACAAAGGCGATGCGCTCCTCCAGAAGCGCTACACCGTCAACTTCCTCACGAAGGAAATGCGGGAGAACAAGGGCGAGGTGCCGCAATACTACGTCGAACACAACCACGAAGCCATCATCAGCCCCGAGGTTTTCGACCAAGTGCAGGAAGCGATGGAGCGCCGCAGGAACGGCGGCAACCGCTACAGCGGCGTCAGCATCTACTCGTCGAAAATCAAATGCGGCGATTGCGGCGGCTGGTACGGCGCGAAAGTCTGGCACTCCACCGACAAATACCGCAAGACCATCTACCGCTGCAACAACAAGTTCAAGCACCACTGCAAGACGCCGCACCTCACCGAGGCGGACATCCAGCAAGCCTTCCTCCGCGCCGTCAACAAGTTCCTCGCAGGCAAAACAGAAATCATCGAAAACATCCGCAACCTGCAAGCCACCCTCTGCCAGACGGACGCGCTCGAGCAGGAGCAAGCCCGGCACGAAGCCGACATGAACGCCCTCGCGGAAATGACAGAACAATGCATCGCCGAAAACGCCCGCATCGCCCAAGACCAAAGCGCCTACCAGAAACGCTACGACGACCTCGCCCGCAGGTACGACGAAGCGAAGAAGGCGTATGAAGACACTGTCAAAGCCATCCAGCACCGCAAGACACGGGCCGAACAACTCGATGGTTTCATCCAGACGCTCGAAGCCCAAGCGCCGGTCACGGGGTTCGACGAAACCCTCTGGAGCAGCCTCGTCGACTGCATCACTGTGTACGGTGAGGGGGACGTGCGCGTCACGTTCAAGGATGGGACGGAAATCAAGGCATGATGACACGAAGCAGCCGCTTCCCACGAAACGTTTGTGGGGAGCGGCTGGTTTGTCTTATGCTGCCATGGAAATCAAGTGAGCGTGAGGATGCTGCGCGTGCATTTTGCGGTCAAGCCGTCTGGCCAGTCATCCTCTTCAAAATCCGAAGTGCGCGTGAACGTCGAAATCAAGTTTTGTCCCTTCTGGATGTAGATGTCCTCGGAAAACCAAGCGGCTTTTTCAAACGAGAGCTCGCGATCGCCAAGATCAAAAATCAGGCCGCGCGTCACGAGGACATCATCCGTTTGTTCCTCGCCATCGAAAACCTCTTGATGCTCCTGTACGACCCGGATGTCTCGAATCGTCTCGTCGATAGGCGAGGCCATCCAATCCTTCGCGTCAATAAAACTTTTCTTGTCTGCCTGCAAAGACCACCGGGCAACCTCCTCCGTATCCCCGTAGAAATCCATGACCTCGGTGAGACTGTAGAGATAATAGGTCGCGTCCTCGATGTGAAGCGCGACGGCTTTGAACGAGGTGTTGGTATAGCGGAACTTGTCATGCTGGATGGAGACGAGCTTTTTCCCGACCATGGAACGCAGAATTTCGATTTCTTGCGCGGTCAGGCAAAGATTGATGGATGTCATGTGAGAGGCACCTCCAAAGTGAAATGAATTTTTTGCACACGGATATCTACTTCGATACGGCAACTTTTGGTGTCAATGCTGATGGCAGGACTCTTGTCGGCAGAATGAGAAACCGGGCGGAATATGATGATGCTCCCATCTGGGAGATCGACGCGAAAACCGTACGGCTCGCCGTTGTCATTTTTCAAGACTTCTCTCGCCGCATCCTGCACCAAGGTGTCGAAAAAATCCTTTGCTGTTTGCAATGGATTCTTGGAAGGGATATTTCGCGTGCTGGACTTGCGCCCTTTTCCACGCTTTCCAAAGTAACCGTTTTGGAATCCGAACTTGCTCTTCAAAGAGCGGCTGTTCTTCATGATGCCCGTCAAAAGCGCAAGTTTTCCGATGTTTCCTGTTCCCATCGCAATCACCCGGCCTTCCGATGCGCACGCTCAATCTGGCTGGGATAGCGGTGGAATTCGACCCGCCTGGCGAACGGCGCGAAGACGTCCTCGGGCATCCGTCCGTGCACCAAGACGATGGACGGGCGGATGTGCTCGAGCATCGCTTCAAGACCAGTGCGGAACATGGCTTTTTCCTGCCGCGATCGGATGCATCCATGCGTGCTCACCGCGACCATGCTGCCTTGCGGCACGCCGAGGAAGCAGTAGGAAAAGCTGGACTCGTCGCTCCATCGGATGTTCGGAATCACGGGAAGCTTCTGCAGATAGAAGCCGACCGCACGGTTCATGTAGGTGTTCGCCTGTTGCAGGCAGGGTGCTTGCCCTATCATCATACTGCAATCCGGCGTGATGACGCCATCAAATTTTTGCAGCAGCGGAAGATACCGGCGCGTGGCCGTCAGCACGCGGGAAAACTCCTTGTCGTACATATAGAAATGCACGTACTGGCGGTAGTTCGTGGCGGACAGGGCAGCCTTGAACGGAATCATGTCCCTGGGAATCTGGGTGTTGCGAAAATCCATCAACATGGGAATCCCCGCTTCTCCGACGAAAGCTGCTCCTTCCGTCAGATAGGCTTGGAATCCATCATCTAAAATACTCTTCATTCTAACCTCCTTGCTTGGACTGTGATTTGTGACGAAGCAGGGTGCTCGCATGAGCATCACCGCTTTCCACACAGATACTTGCAGGGAGATACGGAATTTACCACCATGCGCTTAATTTTCTTGAGATTGCGTGGCAGGGGAAAGGCATTCGTGCGTCGAATCTTCCTATTGAAAGGAAAGCCGCAGGTGGCATGGATTCCTTGCCTTTTCGCCCGCGAGCCAGTAAAATAGAGCCAGAGGAGGCATCGCAAATGCCGTTTGTTACCAAGGCGTGGGAAGACCTCACGATTCAAGACGATTTCATGTTCAAGGCGGTCATGTACAGTAAGGAGCTCTGCATGGGCGTGCTCGAAGCCATCTTGAACGAGCCGATTCACGACATCAAATATCTCGGCGAAGAAGTCTCGCTCAAGGCCGGCTATGCAAGCAAGGGCGTGCGGCTCGATGTCTACGTCGAAGACGCAGCGCATACGATCTACAATGTGGAAATGCAGGTGGCCAGCGAAACCGACGAAGAGCTGGCCAAGCGCATGCGTTACTACCAGTCGCAGATTGATGCGGAAAAGCTGAAGAGCGGCAGGGACTATACCGAGCTCCGCCAGACAATCATTATCTTCATCTGTCCGTTCGATCCCATCGGGCGCGGATGGCATCTCTATTGGTATGAGAACACGTGCCGCCGCGATGCGACACTGAAACTGAAAGACGGCACTGTCAAGATTATTCTCAACACGCGTGGGACAGGCGAGGATATTACGCCGCAGCTGCAGGCATTCATGGACTATGTGAACAGCGGCGTTCTCGGTACGAATCCGCTTGTGCAGGCTATCGACCAGAAAGTCAATGAAGTCAAGAAGAACGAGGAAGCGAGGTTGAGTTATATGACGCTTGAAATGAAAATGCGTGATGCGCATAAGGACGGAGAAGCCGAAGGAAAAGCCTTGATGATGCGCATCTGGAAGCTCCTGCAAGCAAAAATTCCATTTGCTGATATCGCGAAAGAGACACACGTTTCGATTGATGAAGTGCGCCAGATTGCTCACGAGATTGGCGTCGCTTATTGACCATTGAGAAGAGTGAGATTTCCCACGGCTGCGGCTGTGGGATTTTTCACATCGGAGGGGAGGGACGGAGACGATGGGCAGCGAGAAGAAAGTGACCTTCGACCAGTATCTTCGGATGCGCGACCGCAACGCAGATTATGCGCGTGCGCTCGCACGGACGAATCTGGCCATCCGCTGCTGGGAAAAGGCCGGAGGGAAGGTCTGGTATCTCCCGCTCATGTGGATGCTTGACAACCATATCGTGCAAGCGTTTTACAAGCGCTCGGGCATTGACGTGCAGGCAGAGTCCGTGGGTGGGATGTTCGGCTACGGCAGGACAGTCGGGATTTTCCCGGAGAGTTGCCATCAGGTCAAAACACCACGGATTCTCGGGCGGATTTCGACTGGGTCGAGTGCTGCGTGGAATCCAAAGATGCGCGGAAAGGCCATCTCTATGGTGGAAGCGCTCGAGCACGGTGAGAATCCCATCGGCACGATCGAGAGCTCGGCGCTCGCGGCAGTCGGCGGCTGGCCGTCCCGTTGCACGAAAACGGGATGCCCGCATCAGAAAGATGTGGAGGTCTATCTCACCATTTACCAGATTGTGACGCTCTACGTCGTGATGGAGCAGTCGGAGGGCACGCCGGCAGCGGGCATTCCGATTCTCGGCACGGAGCTTCGAAGTTCCCCAGACTGGGACAGGGAGCATCATCCTCTGCATCAGGCGGGCTTTTTGAAGAACAAGAATTTCAGCTATGACTGGTTCGATGTCATGAACGTCTGGATTCACCGCAGGACGGGGACGCTCGTGTGCTTCGAGCACGGCAGCACTCGCGTTATCCCGTATGCCGACTGGTGCGGCGGGAGCGTGGAGAAGGGCCTGCGATGGCTTCTGGAGCAGAATGGTTGAGCAGATGCACACCCTCCCTTGAAAATGCACCCAGGGGTGTGCAAAATCGGGCGCATCGTTACATTGTATCACTGACGGCGTCTTGTTTGATCCTGCCTGCGGCAGCGGGAATTTCCTCACGGAGAGCTACCTCTCCCTGCGCCGCCTCGAGAACGACATCCTGCGCGAGACCGTCCTCGACAAGGCCGGCAGCGGCGTCCTCGGCTTCGACGAAGCGGCCTACTCCCCCATCAAGGTCAGCATCCAGCAGTTCTACGGCATCGAGATCAACGACTTCGCCGTCTCCGTCGCCAAGACAGCGATATGGATCGCCGAAAGCCAGATGATGCAAGAGACCGAGGGCATCGTCCACCGCGAAATGAACTTCCTGCCGCTCACGACCAACGCCAACATCCACGAGGGCAACGCGCTCAGGATGGACTGGAAAGAAATCCTGCCGCCGGGCGATGATGTCAAGATCATGGGGAATCCGCCGTTCGTGGGTGCGCGGCTGATGAAAGCCGGCAGCGCGCAAAAACAAGACATGGCCGCGGTATTCGATGGTTGGAAAAACTACGGCAACCTCGACTATGTCTGCGCGTGGTATAAACTAGCCACTGACTACATGAAAGGTACACGCATCCATGCGGCTTTCGTCTCGACAAACTCCGTTTCGCAGGGCGACTCCGTCGCGATTCTCTGGAAGCCGCTGTTCACCGCGGGCATCCATATCGATTTCGCTCACCGCACATTCATCTGGGACAGCGAGAGCAAGCAAAAAGCCCATGTGCATTGTGTCATCGTCGGCTTCAGCTATGATGGCACAGCAAAAAGCCGCACCATCTTCACGGGTGGACAAAGCGAGCATGTCACGCACATTAACGCCTACCTGATAGATGCCGCAGACGTTTTTGTCGAGAGCAGAAGCAAGCCACTCTGTCAGGTTCCAGCTATCGGCATTGGCAATCAACCGATTGACGACGGCAACTATCTTTTTACCAAGGAAGAAATGGAAGCATTCCTCCAGAAAGAACCTGCTGCCAAGCCGTATTTCCGAAAATGGTACGGCGCACAGGAGTTTCTCCATCGCCAGCCGCGTTACTGTCTCTGGCTAGGTGATTGCTCGCCACGCGAATTGAAAAACATGCCTCATTGTCTGGAGCGTGTGAAAAATGTTCAACTTTTTCGTTCACAAAGCAGACGTAGCAGCACAAAAAAATTAGCGGATAGCCCGACCCGCTTTCAAACGGAAAATATGCCCACGGGCAACTATATCGTAATACCGGAAGTTTCATCTGAGCGGCGACGCTACGTTCCCTTCGGTTTTATGGATGGTTCTGTTTTCTGCAGCAATCTCGTCAAACTCATGCCGGACGCTACACTTTATCATTTCGGCATCTTGGAATCCAACGTCCATATGGCATGGATGCGAGCCGTTGCAGGACGGCTGGAGATGCGCTACCGTTACTCCAAGGAGCTTGTCTACAACAACTTCCCCTGGCCCACACCCACGCCGGAGCAGACGGCCGCCATCGAAAAGACCGCGCAAGCCATCCTGGACGCGCGGGAGCTCTACCCGGACAGCAGCCTCGCCGACCTCTACGACG